CGATGACCGTCGAGGACCTCCTGTTCGAGGCCGTGGCCTGGTGGCGGATCACCGGGTTCGGGTGGGACGGCTACCCGGTGTCCGCGGTCCGGTACGAGCCCGGTCAGGTGTCGATGAACCCGCCGTCGCGCTACGAACACGGACTCCTGCCGTCGTACCTGCCCACGGAGGGTGCCGTGTGGATGGCCGGTCACCCGGTGCCGTGGGCGGAGGTCATCCGGTTCTCGTCGCCGAACCCCGGCATCCTGGTGGCCGGACAGCGGACGATCAAACGGGCAATCGCCCTCGACCAGGCGGCGGACCTGTACGCCAAGAGCCCGCGCATGCGGGGGTTCTTCGCGCCGTCGGATGAGACTGTCGACCCCGCCACGGACGACAAGATCGTTGCCATGCTCAACGCCTTCGCGGACGCCCGGGCGCGCAGCATCGACGGGTACGTGCCGGCCGCCTTGAAGTACAACCCCATCCAGGATCCGACGCCGGCCGAGTTGCAGATCATCGAGCAGCAGAAACGCGTGGATCTCCAGTTGGCGAACATGATGGGGCTCGACCCCGCCGACATGGGCATTTCGACCAACAGCAACACCTACAACAACGGGGTCGACAAGCGCCGCGACCGGATCAACGACACCCTCGCCCCGTACATGAAGGCGATCACGGACCGGTTGACGATGCCGGACGTGACCCGCCGCGGCACGACGGTCCGGTTCTGGCTGGACGACTACCTCAAGGCCGACCCGCGGACCCGCGCCGAGGTGCAGCAGATCCAGCACGGCATGCAGGTCATCGACGCCCAGGACATCCAGCGCGCGGAGGGGTTGCCGCCCCGCACCATCCAAGCCCCCGCCCCGGCCGTCGACGGCGCTGCTCTCGCACCGAGGCGGGTTCCATCCAGCACGGGAGACCCGGTGAAGCCTCTCCAGGCCGCGGACCCTGCCCCGTTCACGTTCGCCTACCAAGCGGGCATCACGTTCGACTACCAGCCGGACGGCGCGTTCGCCGTCGACGCCGAGGCCCGCACCGTCACCGGCCTGGCCGTCCCGTGGGGGCAGACAGCCCTGTTCCAGGGACGCCGGTACCGGTTCGCCAAGGGCGGCATCAAGTACTCGGCGGTCAACCGGATCAAGCTGCTCCGCGACCACATCACCTCGTCCGCGCTGGGCAAGTGCACCCGACTGTGGGAGACCGACGAGGGGCTCATGGCCACCTTCAAGGTGTCCCCGGGCCCCGCCGGCGACGCGGCGTTGGCGCTGGCCGCCGACGAGGTGCTGGACGGACTGTCCGTGGGGGTCGACTGGAGACAGTCCGACCTTCGGCCCGACCCGCTCAACGCCGGCGCGTTGCTGGTGACCCGCTCTGCCCTACGCGAGGTGTCGCTGACCGCGGTACCCGCATTCGACGACTCTCGTCTGACGTCCGTCACGGCGAGTCGCAATGGAGGAACCATGCACGTCTGCGAGCACTGTCACGCAGAGCTGACGCCCGGTGTCGCGCACACGTGCCCGACGCCCGCGGCCGCCGCGGCGGCCGCCGTGACCCTGTCCGATGACCAGTTCACGGCGCTCATGAACCGCGGCGCACCGCCGGCCGCGGCCGAGCCGGTCGAGCCGCGGCCCACCGTGAACCCGACCACCGCGGCGACGTTCGTCAGCGAGCCGGCCCCGTACCGGTTCGACCGCCAAGGCAACCTGCACGCCGGCTCCCACGACTTCGGCCGGGACGTCATCGCCGGTCTGCGCGACGGTGACCAGGCCGCGTACGACCGGGCCATGGGGTTCGTGTCCGCCCAGTTCGATGTGGTCACGACCAACGTCAACGAGCTGAACCCGACCCGCAACCGGCCCGACATGTACGTCGACCAGCGCGCTTTCCAGTACCCCATCTGGAACGCGATCAACAAGGGCACCCTCTCGGACATCACCCCTTTCACGTTCCCGAAGTTCTCCAGCGCGTCCGGTCTGGTGGGTGCGCACACCGAAGGCGTCGAGCCGACGTCGGGCGCGTTCGTGACGACCCTGGACACGGTCACCCCGACCGCGGTGTCCGGGAAGGCGAAGATCTCCCGGGAGACGTGGGATCAGGGCGGCAACCCGCAGATCGGCAACCTCATCTGGCGGCAGATGTTGAAGGGCTGGTTCGAGGCCCTGGAGGCGGCGGCGGTGGCCGTGCTCGACGCCGCGTCGCCGACTCAGATCGACTTCTCCGGTTCGCCGGGGCTCGCCAACGACGACCTCGACCAGGCGCTCACCGCCGCGCTGGCCGGACTCCAGTTCATCCGCGGTGGTTTCACCATGGACACCGCGTTCGCTCAGATCGACCTGTTCAAGGCCCTGGTGGCCGCTACGGCCACCGACGGCCGTCGCCTGTACCCGGCGTTGGGTCCGGCGAACGCGAACGGCACAGTGCGCGGTAGGTGGTCGGGCGTCGACGTGAACGGGGTGGCGTTCCTACCCGCGTGGGCGCTGGCTGCCACCGGGACGGTGTCCGCATCGTCGTACCTGTTCGACCGGGAAGACGTCCACGGGTGGGCGTCCCCGCCGCGGCGCCTCACCATCGACAACACCGAGGTCGCCAACGTGTACATCGGGATTTGGGGTTACAAGGCCACCGTCATCTCCGACCTGGCCGGCGTCCGCGAACTCGTCTACGACCCGGCCTGATCGGAGACCTGATCATGAAATCCGTCACCGCCTACGCATCGGCGGCCCGCACCGCCACCCCGGCCGCGGTCACCGTGCCGTGCGGCCGCTACAACTACGCCCGGGTGGTCGTCGACGTCACCGCGATCACGGCCACCCCGTCGGTCGTGATGACCATCGACGCCCTGTCGCCGGTGTCCGGCAAGTTCCACAACCTGCTCACCTCCGCCGCGCTCACCGAGTCCGGTGTGCCGTACACGCGGGTCTTGATGCTCGGCCCGAACATGCCGGTCACCGCGAACGTGTCCGCGAACACGATGTTGCCCGACACGATCCGGGTGACGATGACCCACGGCGACGCGGACTCGATCACGTACTCCGTCGCCGTCGAGCTGATGGACTAGGGAAGGGAACCCGCCATGCCGGTCACCACCAACAAGCCGCCCGCCACCAAGCCAGCCGAGCCGACCCCGCCGGCGCCCGACCCGACCCCGCCGGCGCCCGACCCGACCCCCGCCCCGGCGAAGGATCCCCGGGCGAAAAACCTCGAGGTTTTGGATCCTGCGCGGGAAGCCGAACTGGAGCTCCTGCGCCGCGAGAAAGACCGGCTGGTCGAGTTGATCGGCTCGGCCGACGTCGACGAGCTGGTGATGCTGCGCGCTGAGGTGGCCTCGCTGTCTCAGGTCGCCGCCCGGTCCGGCCGGCTGACCGGCCCGAAGCACATGTCCGAAGGTGTCCGCGAAGAGGTGGAACGGGTGGGGTACTCGAACGACCCGTTCACCGGCAGGCCGGTCACCCGGGAAGACTTGCCGTAGCTCAGTTGCGGGGCGCACGAGGGGGTGCCAGGCCCCGGATGCGTCCCGCACACCTAACCCGTCGGTAACAGGAAAGGGGGTGACCGATGCCGATCACACCGCAGGTAGCGAGTAGCGCCGATCTACCGGTCGGTGGGGTGTGGCTGTTCGACGCCGTCGTGAGGGACTCGGATGGCTGTCTGACCAGCGACACGTTGACGGTGACGGTCACCAAACCCGACGGGACCGGGGCGACACCGGTAGCCGAACTCGTGACGACGGGCCGGTACCGGGTGTCGTTCGTGGCGACGATCGCCGGCCGCTACGTGGCCCGCGTCGTCGGTGCGGCCCACGGGGTGGCCACGTACGCCGTACACGCGAACGCGGTCACCCCGGGGTCCGGTATGCCCACCCTGGTGGACTTGCGCGGCGACCCGGACGCCGACCCCGACCCGACCACCGGCTACCTCGGTGCGACGTCGCACACCGACGACGAGATCCAGGACGCGCTCGACGCCGAGGCAGCCAACCAGCGCGCCGTGTGTGACGTCCCGGCGGAGTACACGGCGGACCTGCGGCAGGCCCTGCTACGCCGGGTGGCCCGGAACCTCGCCATGCGGCGGCAGAAACTGGGGTTGATCATGCCGTCCGATGAGGCCTCGCAGGCCACGTTCATCCCGCGCCTCGACGGCGAAATCCGGCGCCTCGAGGGCCCGCACCGAAGGTTGCCGGTCGGATGAGTATCGCCGGCATGCGCGCCGTGTTGAAGACCGCTCTCGACACGGTGGACGGGGTCCGCGGCTACGAGTACCGGCCGGACAGCATCACCGACGGCGACGCGTGGCCGGTCCGCGGCCCGGCGGAACGGGACCAGGCGTCCGGCCTGTTCCTGCTCGACTGGGGCGTCCAGGTCGTCCTGCCGTCGGACCCGAAGCAGGCCGACGCGTGGATGGACGCGCACGTCAATGCCCTGGTGACCGCTCTGGGACAGGTGGCGTACGTGACCGGGTTCGTCGGGGTGTCCCTGTCCACCGACGAATATGCACTTGAGCTGCAATTAGGGAGTGAATAGCTGTGGCCGATGTCCCCGGATTGTTCAAATACGCCGTCGTCGAAATCGAGACGGTCGAATACGCCCAGTGGGCGACTACCGCGTTGCTCACCGGTGACGCGCCCGTGCAGGTACTGCGCACGTTGGTGCCGGACGGCCAAATCGTCGACACCGACTCGGCCGCCTACACGTTCCAGTTGGCCGGCCCTCAGGCGTCGCCGCTGTACGCGGCGCTCATCGCCGCGGCGGGCACGGTCGTCGACGTCGTGTTCCAGACCGAGCACGGCGCCGGGAAAGCGGTCCGTACGTTCTCGGTCACGGTCCCGCCGGCGATTGCGTTCGGTGGCCCGCAGGGACAGTTCCGCACCTTCGACCTCCAGTTGCCGGTCACCGGCGCGGTGGTCGCGTCCGTCAGTTCGTAGCACCAAGGGGGAGACGGTCAGTGGACAGTCAGGGATTCGTGGGGCCGGCCCGCGTCGAGGTGGAGAACCCGGACGACTCGTGGGTGGTCAACATCGACCAGCGCGACGCGGCCAAATGGGAGGTGTCCGCCCTGTACGGGGAGGGCCGCATGTTCACGATGATCCGGCACTGCGCGTGGACCGCGTCGGTGCGGGCCGGGAAGACCACCGACAAGTGGGCGACGTTCAACGAACGCCTCGTGTTCGCCGGCGACCCGCCCGACGACGACGAGGAGGGCGCGGCCCGCGGCGTGGACCCTACCCGGCCGGATCAGTCCGCCGGGAGCTGATCCACCTGGCGGTGGCGTCGGGGCAACCGTTCGGTGAACTCCTCGAACTGTGGGAGCCGCGGGACCTACTCGAACTGCGGACGATCTTGAAGGAGGCGCAGGGTGGCGGTTGACATCGACCAGTTCTGTCGGGAGCTGCGCGCGTTCACCGACCGCCGCATCGTCGTCAAAGAACTCCGCACCGGTATCCGCAAACCGTTCGGGGCGGTCCGTGCCCGGGTGCGTGCCCGCGCTCTGGCGATCCTGCCGTCCGCTGGAGGGCTCGGCGAATGGGTGGCCCGGGCCCGGGTGAACCTGCAAATCAAGGTACTCGGCACCAGCGTGCGGATTCTGGCGTCCGCCGGCCGCAACTCGATGTCCGGGCGCACCGACATGAAAGCGATCGACCGGGGTCGGCTACGGCACCCGGAGTTCGGGCGCCGCGGCCGCGGCGACTGGCACACCCAGTCCGTACCGGACGGTTTCTTCACCAAAACCGTCCACGACGCCCCCGAGTGGCAGGCCGAGACGGTAGCCGCGTTCGACCGAGCCCTCGACCATATCCGCAGAGGCTGACATGGCGAACGCCCGCGACGTAGAGGCCAACCTCACCGTCCACGACCGGTCCGCCGCCGGCCTCGGCTCGGCGGAACGCAATTTTGCACGCACGTCGGACAACCTGAAACGCCGCTCCGACGAGGTCAACTCGAAACTCGCGAAGAACATCGTCAACCTGGTCGAGACGGTGTCGCCGCGGCTGGCCGCGTCGTTGACGTCCGCGTTCGGCACCGCCGGCTCCGCCGGTGCGCCGCTGCTGGTGGCCGGCCTCGCCGCGGCTACACCGCTGCTGGCCGCGTCCCTGTCCGCCGCCGTCATCGGCGGGGTCGGGGTGGGCGGGGTGATCGGCGGTATCGCCCTGGTCGCCGACGACCCGCGGGTGAAAGCCGCCGGTGGGCAACTCGGCCGCAACCTGCTATCCGGGCTAAAGCAGGACGCGACCCCGTTCGTCCAACCAGTCCTCGCGGCCGCCGACCGCATCGACGCGAAGTTCACCGCCCTGCGCCCCAAGATCGCCGGCATTTTCGCGAACTCGGCCCGGTTCGTGGCGCCGCTCACCACGGGTGTCCTGCGCGGCGTCGACGGCATCGTGTCGGGTATCGAACGGCTGACGTCGCGCGCGCAGCCCGTCATGGACCAGCTGGGCGACACGGTGGGCGATCTGGGGGAGGCGTTCGGTCGGGCCCTGGACACCCTGTCCCGCGGTGGTGACGGCGCCGCGGCCGCCCTCAAGAACGTCACGAACGTTCTGACTTTGATGGTCGACATAGCCAGCGTGACCATCCTCGCCCTGACCAAGGTGTACGGGTGGCTCGACAAGATCGGCGCCGCGTCCGGGTTCCTCGGCATCCTCGCCGAGGCGACCGGCAACGCCGGCGACGAGTCGGAGAACGCCGCGTCCGGGTTCAATCTGCTCGGCCAGGCCATGAGCCGCTCGAGCGCGGACGTCGAGTCGCTGACCAAGGGACTGCAGGAAGCGGAGGATGCCGTCGCCGGCGTGCACCGGGCGAACCGGGCCCTGTACGCGTCGACGACCGACGTCGCCCAGGCCGTGGCCGACGCCACCAAGGAGATCCGGGCGAACGGTCGCACCCTGGATCAGAACACGCAGAAGGGCCGCGAGAACCGGACCGCCCTGATCCGGGTGGCGAACGCGTTGCAGGACAACTACGAGAAGTACGTAGCGGTCAACGGCGCCGGCCGGGCCGCCGAGAAGGTCGCCGACTCGAACCGGTCCGCGTTCATCCGGCTGGCCCGGCAGGCCGGCGCCACCGCCGGACAGGCGCAACGCCTGGCGAACGAACTGTTCGGCATCCCCAAGTCCCGTACCACCAACATTCAGCTCCAAAAGGCCGAAGCGGAACGCCGGCTCGCCGAGCTCAAACGCAAGTACGACCAGCTCCGCTCGAAGCAGATCACCGTCGACGTGTACGTGAACGCGTCCCGCCTCAACAAGGTCTACAACCAGCTCGACCGGTACGGCGGGGCGTTCACCGTCGACCAGGCGTTCCAGATCGCCGCGCCCGGCGAGTTCCGGTCCCGGACCGGCGGCCCCACCCCGGTCTCTCTCACCTCGACCCTGGAGTCCCGCCTCTACCTCGACGGGTCGTTGATCTACGAGCGCACCGACCGGCAGATTCAGGCGTCCGAACGGCGCCAACAGTGGCGTACGAGGGTGGGTAAGCGGTGACGATCACGTACATCGGCGCCGGGACCGCGGCCACCGCGGTCAACGCGTCGGTGACCCCGGTCGCGCACGCGTCCACCGCCGCCGGGGACATGGTGCTGGTGTTCGCGTCGATCCGGAACTCCGGCGTCGGGGTTGTGGACGTGCCCACCGGCTGGTCGAGGATCGTCGGGACCGCGAACTTCTCCGTGCTGGGCCGGGTGTGGCAGGCCGGCGACGTCATCCCCGCGATCACGTTCACCGGCGGGGTGGCCAACGCCGACACGATCGCGCAGACCATCACCTTCCGCGGCGTGGAGGCCCGACTCAACGACGCGGTGGGCGCGTCCGCCGTCCAGTTGAACGGCTCGGCCGCGAACGTCGACTATCCGGCCCTCGCCGTCCCGGGCGCCAACCACGCCGTGATCATCGCCATGTGGAAGCAGGACGACAACACCGGCGTGTCCACCCCGGGCGGGTTCACCGCGGTGGCGTCGACCACGGTCACCACCGGCGACGACGCATCCCAGGCGGTCCGCTACCAAATCCAGACGACCGACACGGACATCTCCGCGGCCACCCTCACCGTGACCGGCGGGGCCGCCGCGATCTCCCGGTCGGTGGTCCTGGCGTTGCGGCCCGCGGCCGCGTTCGCCGTCCAAGAGCAGTCCGACGTGTACCCGCCGCGGGTGCTGGCCACCGTCACCGGCCTCACCGTCGGCCACGATCAGGTGACCATCGTGCGCACCGTCGCCGGCGTCGACACGACCCTGCGCGGCGGGGAGTCCGCCGACCCGGTGTTGGACTCGTCGTTCGTGGTCGCCGACGCCGAACTCCCGTTCGGGGTGCCCGTGCGGTACGCGGCGATCGTCAACGGGGCGGTCCGCTACGAGGCCGGCCCGACCACCTACACCCTGCCCGGCGGCAACGTGGCGGTCACCGACGCCATCACCGGCCTGGCCGTCGAGGCGGTCATCCTGTCGTGGCCGGACAAAATCTACGACCGTAAGGCCAGCGTGTACGCGGTCGGGGCCCGCAACATCGTCGTCTCCGGCGACCTCGGCCAGTTCGAGGGTGACGTCACCTTCTACCTACAGACCGACGTCGCGAACGCCGCGTTCCTGGAACTCATGCGGACCGCCACCGAAGCGACCGTCCAGATTCGGCAGCCCGGCGGGTACGCCGACGTCGACTGCTACGCGGTGGTGACCACGGTCAAGGCGACCCGGTTCTCCCAGGACGGCTCAGACCCGCGCCGCACATGGGTGTGCCACCTCGTCGAAACCGACGGGTGGGCCCCCACCCTGGAAGCCCAGGGCTTCACGTTGCAGGACATCTACGACTTCTACGGCGCGTCGGGCACCCTGCAAGACCTCTCCGACGACTACGCCACCCTGCTCGCCGTCGCCCAAGCGGACTGGTCATGATCACCGTCTCCGACGCCACCGCCGGCATCCTCACCGGATCGTCGTGGGTCTACAAGATCCGCGTCGAGTCGTGGCGCGCCGACGAACTCCTCGAGGACGACCTGCCGGTGGACTCGGCATCGGAGGACACCGACCGGTCCCTGCGCGTCCCGGAACGCCTCACCCTCAGCGTGCCCCGCCTCGTGCGGGGCGTCAGCTACGCCCCGACCACCTTCGACGCGCCGCTGGCCGCGTACGGCCAGAGGTTGCGGGTGCTGCTGGGCGTCGGCGGCCGCGGCACCGAAACGGAGTGGATCGAGCGCGGCTGGTTCCTGATCCACGAGGCCGAGCCGTCCGGCGCCACGGTCACCGTGACCGGGGTGGGTCTGCTGACCCTGATCGACGAGGCCCGGCTCGTGTCGCCGTACCAGCCCGCCGGTACCCTCGGCTCGACGCTGCGGTCCCTGCTGGAACCCGCGATCACCGTGGATCTGACCGCGGCCCCGACGGACCGCAGCGTCCCATCGACGATCAACCTCGAGGAGGACCGGCTCGGCGCCGTGCTCGAGATCCTCGACGCGTGGGGGGCCGATGCGTCCGTCGGTGCTGACGGCGTCTACCGGGTCATCCCCGCCGATCAGTCCACCAGCCCGCTACTGACCCTGTCGCGGGCCACGACCGCCATCGACGCGGCCGGGGCGTCGACCCGCGACGTCGGCCACAACGTCGTGGTCGTCCGGGGGACCGCCGCCGACGGCGGGCAGGTCCAAGGGGTCGCGTACGAGACGACCGGCCCGACCGCGTACGGCGGCCCGTTCAACGACCTGCCCGTGCCGTACTTCTTCCAGTCGCCGTTGTTGACGACCGTCGACCAGTGCACCAAGGCTGCGGTGACCGTCCGGGACCGGTTGCGCCGCGCCAACGGCCAGCGTTTCAGCGTCAACGTTGTCATCGACCCGCGCCTGCAGGTCGGTGACGTCGTCGCCCTGGACGCCACCGACTACCAGATCGACGCCGCGGTCATCGAGGCCCTGCGCCTGCCGTACACCCCGGGCGCCGGGGCGATGACGTTGACCCTGCGGGAGCTGTGATGGCCGGCCCGCTACTCGCTACCGCCACGACCACCAAGACGGCGGAGGTGGCCACCTTCAACATCGGCGGCACCTTGGTCTCCGTGCAGGTCGCCCGGGACCTCACCATCGCCGTCGGCGACGTCTGCCTCATCGTCCGGGTGGGCTCCCAGTGGCTGGCCACCGCCCGCCTCTACCCGGCGGCCCCGGCCGCCGTGGACCTTCCGCCGGCGCCGGTACCGAAACCGTCGACGATCACCGGCCGGCTCCTCGTGCCCCCGGTCGAGACCCGCTCTTACCGGCCGGCCGGGTGGCGCACCGACGTCGACGACCTCTACCAGGGGCAGTACTCCAGCGAGGGCAACCACACCGGGTGCGCGTTCTACGGCACGAAACCCCGCTCCCTGGTCGGGGCGACGGTCACGTCCGCCACCGCCCGCATTCGCCGGCGCGCGGCGGGCGGGCAGTCCGCGGCCCGCGACGTCACCCTGTGGTTGGTCACCGAGGCCACCCGCCCGGCCGGGGCACCCACCCTCACCTCGACGACGGCCGGGCCGTCGCTGCGGTGGGGTGACTCCGTCTCGTACACGATCCCCACCGCGTGGGCTCAGGCCATGGTGGACGGCACCGCCGGGGGACTCGCCGTCTTCGAGAGCGACGGCGACCCGTACATGATCTTGGACGGCCGGGGCCGGTACTCGGCGAGTTTCACCCTGACGATCAACTGGACCCGATAGGACACCGACGATGCCCGACACCCCGAATCGCGCGTACACCTACCCGGCGTCGACGTCCAACGTCCAGCTCTGGACGCACCTGCAGAACCTCGCCGTCGACATCGACACCGACGTCCAGTCGATCATCGACCTCATGGTCGAGACCCGGGTGGCCACCGCCACCCCGATCACGAGCGACTCGATCACGTTCACCGCCACCGAGTCGGTGTCGCTGGGGTCGGTCACCGTCCCGCAGATCTCCGGCCAGTGGTACGAGGTGGTCTTGGAGACCGCCGTGGGGTCCACCGTCGCCGCCGACTGTGTGTCGGTCCGGATCCGGGAGGCGTCCGCCGTCGGCACCGAACGGATGATCCGCCAGGGCTACGCCGACACCACCTCGACGATCGGGTTCGCCCACACCGTCCGCTACGAGTACCAGGCCCTCTCGACCGGGAACGTGGCGTTCCACGTCACCGGGCAGCGCAACGACGGCACCGGCAACTGCACCCTGAAAGCCGGGGCCACCTACCCGCGGTATCTCTACGCCAACAAGATCATCAAGGCGTGACCCGGTGGCCGGTCGTGCCCGCCACAGACGCGCCGAGCGCCGCTACCTACCCTGCGCGTAGGGGCCCCGACCCCCGCACAGCCCGGGGTTAGGGCGACCCTAACCCCCCTCTCCAGGAGGGGTTAGGGCGACCCTAACCCCCGATCGACCAGGGCAGACGAGTCATACCCGCGCCGTACGATGGCCTCTCCGACACCGCAGAGGGGAACTGACCATGTGGGAGCTAACGCCGGCGCTCGACTCCCTCAACCGGGAGTTGGGCCGCCACGCCCCGGACCGCGACACCACCAGCGACGGCGTGGTCGGCAACGTCGCTCACGCCCTGGTCGTCTCCGACCACAACCCCGACGAGACCGGACGGGTGCCCGTCGTCGACGCCGACAAGACCAACGAGGTGCACGCCACCGACCGGGACTCGAGCGGCCCGTGGCCGTGGGCGGGCGGCGCGGAGACCCTCGTGAAGTTCATCGTCGGCCGCTGCCGGTCCGGTGCCGAGAACCGGTTGCGCTACATCATCTACAACCGGCGTATCTGGGAGGCGTCCAACGGCTGGCGGGAACGCGCTTACCCGGGCGCCAACTCCCACACCGAGCATGTTCACTTCTCCGGTTCGTACGATCCGATCCGTGAGCGCGATACGCGTTCCTGGCACCTTGAGGAGATCCCGATCATGATCAGCGAAGCCGAGTGGAAGCGCCTGCAAACCCTCGTGGAGAAGGCCGTCGACCGCCGGCTCGGCGACAGGATCAGGTACTTCGACGATGACCTGCACCCGGTCCCGGACACGGCGTCCAACCCGACCATCGACGGCGGCACCGCCCTGCAACAGGCCCTGCGCAACACCGTCGAACTCCGCATCACGCTCGACCAGCTCGCCGACGAC